GCCCGTTAGTCAAAAACAAAGTAGAAGAGAAAAATTTAGAAGAATAATCGATAATTTGTCACATAGTTCCGAAGTTCCATATTTGTACGTAATAACGACAATTTATAATAATTCAGAACAGAAACAAATAGGTTTATAGAACGTTTCGACTGTACATAAGAGTTGATAAGTCTATCATGTACCGTTCTAAATTCCTGTCTTATATTAGTGTCTTTTAACCAATCACTAAACGAATCACAGATATCAAAAGAATCTTTTAATTTTCTTGATTTTGAATATTTTGTAACAGAGATTCCTTGAAAAGGTGAAGCTTCAGATGTTAACTCACGAACATGCTGAAGCCACCTTTGGGTATTATCTGCTAAGTCAGTGGTATAGTTTGACGGGTATCTAACTAATCGACCATTCTTACTAACCGTATCTTTAGCACTGCTGACTCGCTTCAATACAAATGTCGACTTTATATTTGGAGCTGGCAAATGATCATACACGTGTTTCAATATATAATCAGAGACATTCACACCAGGAATTTGATAATTATAATTGCTGGTGATTTTAGACTTCAGATCCTTGTTCATCTTTTGTTTTAAGCAATCAAAAGCAAGATAGTTCTTCCTATTAGTATATGGAACAAAGCCACCACCTCCAACACATTTTGGCGTGTGTAGGTAGTCTTTAATATGCTTCATCTTCTGTGAACCAAACTTTTCGAATTGTTTCTTGCAGAAGTAGTACAATAGTGGACGAACATATAATGATCTTCTTTCAGCCTGATTGAAATTTGAAATCATACTTTGGAAATATGAATCGGGAATTTCACGACTAGAAGTTGGATCCTTAAAGATCATTCCTAAGGCACTTCTGGTAGGTAAAGCAAAAACTTGACCTTTTACATAAGTCTGGTGGAGATATTCAGTACGAGTATCACAGTACCATGTTTTCATAGGATTGACTATCATACCAAGTTGATTATAAGCTTTCAAAAATTTGTCTTTATCTATATTCTTATTACAAATTAG